CCCAGATAAGGCGTATTCTGCGCCAGTTGCGGCCCTACCGCCTTGAACAGCCGTAACCGGTCCAGCGCGCTCATCCGCCGCAACGCCAGCTCACGCCCGTCCGCATCGCGCACCAGAGCCTGGGTGAGCGCCGCTGCGACAATCCTGCTGCTTGGCGTTTCCATCAGATGCGCTGCCGCTGCGTCGCGAAGAATTCAAGCTTCTGCTTGACGCTGGCGTCGCCCTTCCAGCTTCCCGCATTCACCAGCTTGAACACGACACCGCTGTATTGATACGTGGATGTCGATCCATCCACCTCCGTCACGTACTGATAGACAGTCCCCGCCGGCAACGATCCCCGGCTGAGGAAAATCTGCTCTGACGTCGCAATAAAGTCATCGACCGCGCTGGTACCCCGCTCCACTTCAAAACTTCCCTCCCAACCTTTGGGAAGTTCCGCGCCCATCGGCACGCCATCAAGCCGGTCGAGCCGCACCGAGTGCGTAATCTGCCGGCTCTCAAACCCAGTCACATACGTCAGATCGACGCGCCCTTGCGGCCCCATGACCACAAGCTGGCAATCGCGCCCGATCGAAAATGAATTGATCGGCATTGTTCAAACTCCAAATCTTCTCCCTCCCCTGGGGAGGGCCTGGGTGGGGATAGCACGTAGGATGGGTTGCCCTTGAGCAACCCATCAAGACCCAACGCAAGTGCCGCTCACGGGACGGCGACAGCTCAGAGCATAAATCATCCAGGCGGCAGCACCTGGCTCTGCACTACAACCGTCTGACCGCCCTCGACATTAACGATGAACTTCTCGTTGATGCCCTGGAATTGAACCTGTGCATCGCTCTGCACATACCCAAGGCTCGTCCTGCTCAGCGGGTTGTTGCTCAAGTCGCAAATGACGCTGAACGGCGGTGACCCATCCACGCTCCCCAGCACCCCCTGGCTCAGCAAACCTTGCAAATAGCTCAGTTGCGTGGAACGGATTTGCTGAAACAGGCTGGCGTTAATCACCTGACCCACAAACAGTCCCATGCCGGCCGCCAAGGTTGCCGCGATATAATTCGTCAGCCGCGTATAATTGTCGCCGTTCGTCGCCTGATTGGAGCTGGAATTATGGCCGCAACGAACGCCCCAATACGCGCCGCCCGGCTGCGGATTGCTCACCACATCGATGCCGGCTTCGAACAGCACGGTCAATTCAGCGTCGCTGTAAGTCGATGTCTGCCCGCTCCCCGGAACCCCCGACATCTGCGTGCCCACCACATTATACAGTGGCTTGTTCAAGCTAGACTGTTCAGGCGAAAGATTGCCCAGCCGGCCCGCCACAAACCCCTGCGGCGAAACCAGCCGTGTCACGCCATTGGCCTGATCGTTCCAGTAAATCCAGTCGCCAAACATCAGCTTGGCCGCATAAGAATCGAGCCCTGCCTGCTGCTTGGCCGTTACCGCATCCAAGATCGCCTGCCCAGCCGGCCCCACCAGGATCATATACACGCCCTCGGACAGACCAAAGCCCGACTGCGCGGTCCATTGCGTCGGATCATCCGCATCGGCGAGCATACCAATGCTGCAGCCCTGCCCGCGCAACGCGTACATGCCCAGCCGAGGCACCGTATCCTGTCCCACCAAATTCGCCGCTGTCACTGCGGACGTACCATCAGTGCCTCCCGCGAGAGCCTGCGCCGTGATCGCTGTCACTACGACCGTTGTCGCCGATCCTAATGTCGCAGCCACAAGCTGCGACGGCCCTCGCAGCGGTCCATTACCCTGGTTCACCGCAGAAACAAGGTTCGCCCAGAACGCTGCGGGCGTAGGCGCCGGGATATTATCGAACAGTTCCGGCACCACGCCCGGCAACGCCACTGTCAGGCGCCAGCAACCAGCCTGCGGCGCAGCGCCGATGGTCAGCGTCAGACTGTTGCCCAGCGACCCGGTATAGCGCGCCGTCAGTTGTGCCGCGAACGCCCCGGCCGAAGCCCCAATCGCGTAACTCGCCGCCACATCCGTCCCGTCACTCACCCGCACGCACAGGAACGCGCTCGCACCCTGCTGAACTGCGCAGGCCACGGCCGTGCCCATGTCGTATTTACGTGCAATCACCGGCCCGAAAAACCGCGCATATTCCGCCATGGTCCCGACTACCACCGGTTTTCCGACCGGCCCCCATGGCGCAGTCCCGACCATACCGATGACATTCGTCGGCACCCCATTGAGCACCAGATTTTGCGGTGCGACAATCTGCACATACAGATCAGGCACCACCAACGCCGTCGTGTTCAGTGCGCCTTGCTGGAAAATCGGCATTGATCAGTCTCCCAAATCATTCCGCCTCCTTATCAGGAGGGCCAAGGTCTTAACCGCAGCCGTAGGGTAGGCCTCAGCCCAGCACTTCCACGCCGCCGAACGTCGCCATACGAACAACCCGAGCTACTAGGCGAAATAGCTCACCCCGTTGAGAACCAAATCACCGAACAGCATCGCCGGCAGCATGCTCACCGCCGTGCTCGCGTACTCGACGTCATAGACAAGATCGCGCCGATACACGCCGGCACCCTGCCCCTCGTCGAAACTCGCTGTATTCCGATATCGCACCCGTCCGCCGGTCATATCGGCCAATGTGAGAAATGAAGTCTGCGCCAGTTGCGATCCGATGGCGCTGCACGCGGCATCGCGCATGCCTGGTGATGGCGACCAAATTGTAACCCGAAAACCCTGCTCCTGCCTCGCCCATTCCGCGGTGCTGCGTTGCACCGCCATAGTGCGCGCAACCAGATGTGCAGCACCTGGCACAGTCACGATCGAACCCTGCAGCCAGCAGATCCGATCGCGCCTTACGAGATCGGCAAGCGCCGCAGCCACCAGCCCGGCACTATCGCCTGCCTGCACCTGATAAACGTAGGTCGAGCCATCCACGAGCAAGCCGGCAAGATCGCCCGTGTTCGGCACGCCGGAAAAATCCGCCACGTTGCCCGAGACGCTGACTGTTATACCAGCCGATACCGAAGGTGCCCAGGCATACACGCCCCAGCGCGTCGTGTTACGCGCCGAATTCGGCACCGCCGACACGCTCACATTCAGCACACCCAGCGCCAGGTCAGCGTCGAGGGCCGCAGGCATCGGCCAGCCGCGATAGATGCGCGCGCCGCTGCCGACAATAGCCTGCCCCGACAAGCCGCCGGGATAGAGCACCGAAGAGACGGCACTCACCAGCGCCGCCTCTACGTCCGACATATCCGCCAACGCACACCCCTACAGACAATTGTCGTCCTCACGCCGCGATCGCAGATACAAATCCCACTCGCGCTCCAGCTCGGGCTTGTTCCCTGCCCACTCCAGCACGCCGAAACTATTGCGCTTAAGGTCGGTGTCCGGATCAAATCCGTGCTTCACGAACATATCCCAGCGTCCGAGATACCCGCGGTTCTGCTTGGCGCCATGAAAACGATGCTCGATGATCCCCGGTACCACGCCGATCCTGCCATTGACGAAGCGCACCGCCCGCTCCTGCCAGCGCAGTAAATGCCGTTTGTAGGTCTCGCTCGTCCCGTGCGGCCAGCTCCGCTCCACCAGCCCCGCAAAGGCCAGCGCCATATGGTGATCGGCACTCCCCATCCCGGCCAGCTCGAAAAGCCCGCCCGTCCAATCCAGCAGTTCTCTCCTGCACGCCCAGAAATACCCGCTATGCGGATATTCCGCATATCCGCCATCAAACTTCCAGAAATGTTTGCCGGAAGCCACCAACGGCGCACCCTCAAGATATTGCGATGCAAACGAATGATGCACACCGATCAGCGAGTCGTTCGGACCCAGGTCCAAAGCCCGCGACCAGGTCTGCACCACGCGGTAATGCTGCAAATGCTCCACCGTCTCCCGCGCCCATCCGGGCTTACGATGCCACACATCGGCGTCACCCCAGGCGACATACTCCGCATCGGGAACGCGCCTGATTCCCTCATTCAGAGCGCACTCCTTGCACCACGCCCAACTATCAGCGCGCAGACCGACATGATTGACGTGCGGCAGCGCGCAAACGAAATCGCGCCTGCCATATTGCACTTCAACAACCGTAAGCCGCGCGCCGGAGTCGAGCACATGCCCTACCCAATCGCGAAAATGCCGGTC